ATCACTACTTATTTCCGTGATAGGCGGGCACGAAGGGATTGGGCTGAGTACAAGGACGAAATACTTCAAATCGCGCTTGATCATCCCGACTTTAACAATAAGCCAAAGTACTTAAAGAAGATTTTGCAGTGCGTTAAGAGCGAGGACTACGCGTTTGCAAAAGCGCTGATAAATCTGGCACGTGAAGCTCATCATGATTATCCAGAATTTAAGGCGATAGAAAAAAGCATCAACCAAGAGCTTGATGCGAATCAAGGATATAACTGATTGATAACCTGGTAAATATGCTATGATCCACACTATGGACGCATATGCTAACATTCTTCAAACGCAAGACTAAAACGAATCCAATCAAGGAGAAGTCGATGAGCAATTATTTTTCAGAAGAGTATCTCCAAAAACTCATCAACGAGCACAAGCTAGTTTGTGCCTGCATCACCCAATTTACTGACCGCTACAAGCAGTACGCAGCATCTCATGGAGCTGACGCGATGACGGCAGCTCATACCGCCCTTCGCGCTCAGAAGGTAGAGCTTGAGCTCAAGATAGACGTTCTTCAGGAATTTTTACGCGGCTGAGTGACGATCTAGGATAGGAATCAGCTTTGACTGTCCAACTCTAGGCACCGCATCGCTGTTAAGCGTGATGAACTCCCGCATAAGCAAATCAAGCTCTTCTGAAGTCACATCGTGTCTATTGTGCTTCTTGATAGCAGCATTGATAGTTTGACCCGGCATGAACAGGTGACGTATGGTTCGCATTCACTATTTACGTCACCAAATCCTGAAGGAGTTGCTAAATATATGATGCAACTCTAACCCATTAAGGTTCATTCAATGGAATATCCGCAGGTCACTACTCAAGATCTTTGGAACGACGGTCTAGCTACAACAATTACCGCCCAACTTACAGGAAACACCCTTGTGCTTACATGGGTGCCGCCTACATCTCCTGTAGCCTACGCGGGTGCGGTAGTAGTCGTAGGAACGAAACCTCAGGGTGGTCTTGAACAACCCATCGATGGAACTCGCTATACACCATCTTCAAACTTCGGTGCACCAGCAGCACCTAACGGAATGATCGGTGACGCTCAAGTTGTTGCTGCCTACTATCAATACTTTGGTGATGTACTAGCAAACAATACCTCAGTTACGGTAACTAACGTTGATCCTACAAAGATCTACTACGCGTCCATCTACATTTGCTCCAACGTTCTCCAATATTATTCTGTTGGTTCACAGTCGTATCCTCTTCAAGCTGGACCACAAGATAAGGGAATTGTACCTTACGCTGGATCAATCCCTACAGCAGCTCAACCCCCACTTAATCCAACTCCTGGGCAGGCATACTTCGATCCAGCTACAAACGCTGTTTTGATTTGGGATGCTCAACAGCAGGCATGGGCGCGCTCAAGCACTCAGACTACTCGAGTAGCTGATGAGCTGCCTATACAGCAGTACCAATTATTTTATCTCACTACCACTCCTCTTAACGCTGCGTATAAGAGCGCGCTGTACTTTTTTGATGGTACTCAGTGGGTAAATTGCAATCCTCAAAACTGTCGTGTAAAGATGGGTTCATCATGGGCGTCATTCGCTGGTACTGCGCAATATGGATCGCCCCAGATAGGAACTGCTGCCGCTGGTATTGATGATCAAGATGGTGGAACTTATGGCTTGAACTCACAGAATGGAAGTGGAACAGGAGCTTTTCCTAAGGTCAACCCACCAACAGGAACATTTGGTCTTGTTACTCAACAGGCAGCGATCTCAGCTCCACCAGTTTCTTCATTATGGTTTCAAAGCTTGGGGCAGTGGTTTATACCAACCAAGGATATGGTTCAGGTACTTGTTAACAATGAGTGGAAGAATATTACAGATCCCGGCCTGATGAACTTTTATGGCTCGTACCTGCCAAACGTTCCAAAGGCTGGAGATTTTTTCTATCTAACAACTACTCGTCGTCTGATGGGATGGTCCGGAACGTGTTGGACCCCTATCGATACTGAAGAGCGTGGGGAACCAACTACCCAAAAGATAGGTATCGGAACTTCTGGTACCGCCAATGGGCGCACCCAATTGATAAACTTGCTTATGAGCCAGCTCGGTTATCCAAGCGTTTGCGTAGAACTCAATCCAAGCAACTTTAACACAGCAATAGATCGTTCTCTAGGAATGTTCCGAAGACTAGCTGACAACGCTTATCAGCACCGCCACATATCATTCACCGTATACGGTGGACCAACTGGTGGTCAGCAAACCTATTACTTGAATGATCCGCGCGACAAGACAGACAAGATCGTCAACGTGCTTAAGATTCACCGTATCAACCAGCTTGGTATCTCTTCACTATCTGCAGAAACTGGATTGTACGCTCAAGCATTCTTCAACCAGCTCTATCAAGGTTCTAACGTAGACGTTTTATCAATTCACTTGATGAACCAGCTATCTAAAACCTATGAAAAGATATTTGCTGGTAACTTGATGTTTACGTGGGACGAGGCTAAGCGTGAGTTGACGATTCTTCGCCGCTTCCTCCAAGCACAAGAACGCGTTATCCTTGAAGTTGTTATGGAGCGTGAGGAAGAGGAACTCTTTGTAGACCGCTGGACCGCGCAGTGGATTCAAGACTGGGCACGAGCAGAACTTTTTGAAATGCTAGGTTTGATTCGTAGCAAGTATGGTACTCTACCTGGTGCACAAGGTGGCCTTACGCTCAACGGCGATACACTTCTAGCTCAGTCTGCGGATCTCAAGACAGAACTTCGTCGTCAGATTAACGATTACGAAGTGGGCAATGGTGGTGTCAACTTCGGGAATACAGCTTTCATGGAAGGCTAACGATGACCAAGCCATCAGTTACTCTCGATTGTGAAGGTGCCGAACTAGCTTGTGAAAATCAAGTAGGAAGTCTTAACAGCACCTCTAGCACACCAGCGCAAACAGGAACTACCACTAGTGGGGTTAACACTGGAGCGGCTGGAGGAACAGCTTTACAACCATATACTCCTGTTGACGTATGCGTGGGAACATTTACGCTTACTGGAAATGATGACATCTGTGCCCAAAATGAAGCTGCTATCCAGGCTTCATACGTTGCAGAATCTCTAAACATTTCCGGTGCACCTATTAATATATATCCACTGCTAGGTGTTCATCAGCAGGGAAAAGGGTCCGTGCTTAGTGAGGGTATGCTTATTAGCTCTCCTCCAGCTCCCGGATATCCACTTAGTGGGGTTAATGGTGGTAGTGGGTGGCGCTCACAGCAAACTGGTACTAGCGTAACAACTTCAGGCGTTTATATTGGTGTAGATTTTGGCATCAAGCTTCTAAGCAAGGATGGTAATCCATCAGAATATGAACCACAAGCTCAGAAGTGGACTGACGTTGGCTGTATCATGCTTACTCAGTCTAACAATCCTGGATTTTTTGCTCAGCAGGTGCGAGTTGATACAGCTACAGGTGATGTGACTTTTGGTACTCCGACTTTTACTGGAGCTGGAAATGGAACTGTGACCGAGCTATGCTCTGGCTCTGATGTAACCCAGGGCACCCTTATCATTCAAGCTACAAGCATGTCTACGTTCAATGTTTTTGCGCAGATTCCATCTATGACGATGAGTCTTGGACAGGCCGTAATTGGACAAAAATTCAACAGCGTTTATGCGAACTTTACGATTAATCCGGGATCTATCCCATTTGCATCTGGAGATATGTTTACTATTCCAGTAAATTACCTATGGTGTCGTGCTGGTGTTTTCAACGTGATTCAATCTCCATCTCCTCAAGCGCTAAACTTAAACACGAAGCTTAAGGTAAAGGCTATTCGAGTTACTCCAATTATGTTTACCGGTTCCGGCAGCTGGGAAGTAGATGCATTTGATGTAACAGATGGCTCACCACCAAACATTAACAATATTGAAGACTTGTTCTTCAATGAGAATCCAGATAGAGATTATAACACTACTCCAGTGCAGCTTAAGGCAGCATACACTCCAGCTGACTCACTCAATGATCTCAGCAAGTTTGGTCTAAGCATTCTAGATCAGTACGTGTTTACAGTTTCCTTCCCCGTAATGGTTCAAGCTCTTGGACGTCCTATAGTTGTTGGTGACATAGTTGAGGTAGTTCCTGAACTTCAATATGATCAAAACTTACTGCCTATTAGGAAGTTTCTTGAGGTCACGGATTCTGGTTGGGCATCATCTGGATTTAGTCCAGCTTATCTTCCTACTGTTTATCGCTTCACAGCGCAGCAGGCTCTTCCATCCCAGGAAACTCGCGATATCTTTGGTACTATGGACACTGAAAAGTATCTCATGGCAGATAAAATTTTCAATAATGGTATCGGCCAACAGGTGGATACAACGCCTCTTACTCGCACTGAAGAAATTACTAAGATGGCGGCAAACAAGGTTCCAGAAGTGGGATCAGATGATAATCGCTCAATCGCCGGCGTAGAGCTTAAGCAAGCTGGAGCACCACGAAATCCACAGGGACAACCAGCTGCAGCAAAAAATCCTCCACCTGGTCCTCCAAACCTTTACATCGAAGATGGTCTACCACCAGACGGACAGCCGTACACTGAAGG